AGAATCATTATGTGACTGTACCGTTGAAGTTCAATCAGATGTATATTCATTTACCTCATTTATGATGGGTTATTTTTGTTCAAATTTTAGTGTATGGTTTGTAGAATCTTTTGTAGGTTTTTATTATTTATCTGGTTTCTTTAGTAATTCCATTATGGGAAGATATATTTATGCTTATATTTATAATAGAGTATCCATACGGAATCAAACTTATATGCAGCGAATGGCATTTAAAGCTTTAGGCAAAGCTATTCATGCAGCAATGAGAACCCCTCCGTTATTGGTATATATAACTGTGTATCTTACATCACTTTATGCCATTAATTCTCTAAGAATTATGTTAAGTAAGCATATTTGGGGAGTGGATTCCGAAGCAGAATCATCTGAAATCGGGGTTACACCCAAAGACGATACAGAAAAGAGGGAGAATGTTTGGTACAAAAATGTTTATGATTTATCATCATTTGATTATACACCAAAGCAAACTAGTTCTAAATCATGTTCTATAGAAGATTTTGCGAAGAGATTACATAATAATGTAGTACATTTGCGAATGGTATCAAACGATGCGGATAAGACCTATCATACAGGTGCAGTCTGTCTTAAGGGTAATTTATATTTGCTTAATAAACATGCTATTCCTTTAGATAGAGTTTTTGAACTTGAAGTGATTTGCCAATCTTCTAAAGATGGCGTATCAAAGAATGTCACTATGGTAGCATACAGTCATAATGTGTTATCACTTGGAAATGATTTGGCGGCTATTGAAATTTCTTGTTTACCTCCGGGAAAGGACATAACAGAATATTTTGCCACTAAATCCTTCGCAGGTATATGGAATGGATTATTATTAACGAGATCACGTGATGGTTGCACTTCTATCAATTACTCCAAGAAAATATCTTTAAAAGATGCAAGTTGGATAGAAGATGTTAGAGGTAAACACTGGGAATATATCCCACAAACCAAGACCCAGAAAGGGGATTGTGGTGGCTTATTAATAGCCGAGACTACCACAGGTCATGTTATAGTTGGGATTCATTATGCTGGTATATCCACATCATTTCAAATACTCATGGCTAATCAATCAGCCGCTGTTCCTGTAACATGTGACTTAACTAAGGATATATCGATTAGATTTCTTAATCAATTTACTGCAGGAACTCCAGCTTTAGAATCTGAAACAGCTGAGGCTATTTTAGTGGATTTACACCATAAATCTCCAATCCGTTTCATTGAAAAGGGTTCATGTTCGGTATATGGATCTTTAGCTGGTTTTCGAGCAGCTCCGAAGAGTACTGTATGTCATTCTTTAATGTGTGACTACATGTTAAAGAAAGGTCATGTGCTTAAACATACCCAACCCTCTATGAAAGGATGGGAACCTAAGAGGAAAGCTTTAGTAGAAATTATGTCTATGGATCATAAATTTGATCCTAGTCTTCTTATGAGTATAGCGGATGATTGGTCTGCTAGTATTATTAAGGAACTTGGAGACGAGCTTAAAATTTTAGAAGTTTATGATGATTTTACAGCCGTCAATGGTGCAGCTGGAGTCACATATGTTGATAAACTTAATCGTAATACATCGATGGGTTTTCCGTGGAGAAAATCCAAGAAATACCATATGACCTCGATTCCCTCACGAGGGGGCAATACAGATGCTGTTGAAATGTCTAAAGAGGTGATGAAAAGGGTTTCTGGTATTATTAGTAATTATCAAGAATCTCGCATGAATCATCCAGTTTTTACTGCTGCATTGAAAGATGAACCTGTCACTTTTGCTAAGGCTAAAGAACATGCTACACGCGTTTTTATGGGTGCTCCTGTTGACTGGAGTATCGTCGTGCGTAAGTATTATCTCTCATTTATCAAATTAGTCCAAAGTAATAGGACTACGTTTGAATGTGGGGCGGGAACAATTGTGCAATCAGATGAATGGCATAATTATAGACAATGGTTAACAGCTTTCGGTGAGAACAGAATTGTTGCTGGAGATTATAGTAAATTCGATAAAAGAATGAGCGCTGAAATAATTAAAGCAGCTTTCCATGTTATGCTCAATGTTATGAGAGCTTCTAATATGACTGAGGATGAGATCAAAGTAGCCGAAGGTATAGCCTTCGATACTGCCTATCCAATGGTGGATTATTTTGGGGATCTTATACAGTTCAATGGCTGTAACCCATCTGGACATCCTCTCACTGTCATTGTAAATAGTTTAGCTAATAGTATCTATATGAGGTACTGTTATTATATGCTTAATCCTAAACATGAAATCAAAACGTTTCAGGATTTTGTTCATTTAATGACATATGGTGATGATAATATTATGGGTGTATCTGAAAGTATACCTTGGTTTAATCATACTACGATAGCCAATATTCTTAATACATATGGTGTTAAATATACAATGGCAGAGAAAGAAGCTGAGAGTGTACCTTATATACACATCAATGATGCTTCTTTCCTTAAGAGAAAATGGGTTTTCTGTAAAGACATGCAAAGATTTCTATGTCCCCTTGATGAGGATTCAATAATTAAAAGTCTTATGATATGGATACCCTCAAAAACTATTTGTGCTGAGCAACAAAGTATAGCTATCATGAATAGTGCTGTTATGGAGTACTTTTTCTATGGGAAATGTATATTTGAAGAGAAGAGAAACTTCTTTTATCAGATGGTTCAAGATTTATCTCTTAATATATATTATGAAGGGAATGAATTCCCTACGTGGGAGCAACTTAAAGATCGATATATATTGGCCTCTAAGTCTTCTGCAAGTTCTGGGGGATCAGGACTTAACCAAACACTCCCTATTCAATGTAGTTTACTGTCGGATTTGTTTGCAGAAGTTAGTATGCAGAGCCGAAGCGTGGACATTGATGAATTTTTCCCACATGAGCGATCCTCGAAGTCATTATTTAATGATGTGCAGTTGGAACACAAAAAGATAACTTCATTCATGCATGAACAGATAAAAGTGCATGTCTCAAACAAATTATCTACTCAAAAAAATACAATGAAAGCAGAGAAAACTGCTCAAAAAACAATCGCGGAGACAACCGAACAAAACAAAACCAGACGTAATCTTAAACATAAGAATTATGTCTACGTGGATCTTAACGATTTACCAGATTCATTTACTCATTGTGATAATTGTGATAAAACATATGTAACACAAATAGATTGCCCCCGTTGCAATACTGTTAATACCAATATCTTGCCCAATTTTACTCAACATCATTCTAAAACAACTCGTAATCATTTTAAGTGTGTTTTGCAATCAGCTGAAGAAATTGTTGGAACAAGTGATTCTAAGCCTAATAATGATATTCAGACCCTTGTTCAATCAGTTGATGCTGAACGTGGTATGGTAGTATCATTTGATTCACCTTTGAATGAATTATCGGCCCATTTATTTTCCTCTGATGCTGAACTGACTAAGTTCCTCACCAGACCTGTATTAATTAAAAGTTACACATGGACTGAAGGAGGTGGTTTATCTGATTCATTTAATCCTTGGTATGAATATTTGAACCAGCCAATAATTAAGAATAAGATCCAAAACTATTATGCAGGCCGTATGAATTTACATCTTAAAATAATGATTAATGCATCGCCATTTTATTATGGAGCTGCATTAGTTGCTTATTGTCCTATGAGTATTGCAGATACAGCAAAATTAATTGGTGCCGATTCAACCTATGCTTCTGGTTTATCTCAAAGGCCACATGTGTGGGTATATCCTCAAACTTCTCAGGGAGGAGAGATGCATTTACCATTTCTATATAATCTGGACGCAGTAAATTTGACTGACGCTAATGATGTAAAGGGTATTGGACAGATCGATGTTAAATCAGTGACTGTATTGAAAAATGCTAACTCTGTATCAGCTGGTGGATGTTCATTGCGTATATATGCCTATGCATCAGATGTCCGGTTAGGAGGACCAACATATAGGGCAGCTTTACAAGCTGATGATGAATATGGAAAGGGTCCAGTTTCTGGAGTAGCCTCAGCAGTAGCCAATATATCGAGATCCTTACAAGATGTGCCTGTTATTGGTAGATTTGCTAAAGCCACAACTATTGGAGCGTCAGCAATTTCATCCATTGCAAGTATGTTTGGGTTTACAGACGTACCTGTTATAGAAGATGTGAAACCTTTCAAGATTTTACCGTACCATAGTTTAACTTCAGCTCATATTGGTGAACCAGTAACGAAATTATGTCTAGATCCTAAAAACGAGGTAACAATTGACAATTCAGTGATGGGTGTAGATACTGATGATGAATTAGCAATCAGTAATTTTGTCAACCGTTATTCATATATTGGTAACGCTACTTGGACGGCTGCTAATAGTGTTGATACATTATTATTCAGTACAAAGGTGCAGCCATGTATGTTTGTAATCAGTAGTACTGCTGCAGGACCGAATGGTAATACAGGGGTTCTTGGAACTCCTGTAGGGCATGTGGCACAATTATTTGAATTTTGGAGAGGTTCTATGACATTTAAGATTACTGCTATAGCATCGAAATTCCATAGAGGAAGATATGTTATAACTTGGGACCCTGTGGCTGATATTAGTGCCAATATATCATATGTAGGAACTTCTTTTACCAAAATTGTGGATATAGCTGAGGAATCAGAGATTGAAATAACTATTCCATATCAACAAATTTATCCATTTTGTACTAATCAATCATATTTAGATTCAACACCTTTCGCTTTTGGATCATATATTCACCATGTAAATGGATTAGATAATGGTATATTGACGGTTAGAGTTTTTACTCAACAAACTTCACCTGTAGCGACTGCAGATATTCAGCTTTTAGTAGCTGTTAAGGGTGGAGATGATTTGGAATTTGCTCTCCCTAGAGAAGTTTCTCGAAGACTATCACCTTTTGCCTATCAATCTGATGTGACTATGAATTCCCGTAGATCTATGCATATTACTAAT